GGAAGATAGTGAGTAGCTCCTATGCTTGTTTTAGCAATTAATGTAAGAGAACTTATAGGTAATGACATGTTATTCTAATTTTATTTTTGAAGAGTCTTCTAGGTAAATAAAGCTCAAATCTTCTAGCAATAAATACGGTGTAGTGTCTACTACAGGTGTTGTTGCAGTCGAACTTGAGGTAATACAATCTTTACAAAAATTAAGTGTAAAGTAATTTACGAATGTTTGAATGTATGGAGTTGTACCTGATGGAGTTACACTACCTGTGTAAGATACTCCTGGCATATCAGCTCCATTAAATACACAGTCTAAAGATGACGTTGCATCTTTTCTGTTTAGAAGATAAAGAACTAATTCTAGTTTTTTAAGTTCTAAGGTTGAGCATTTCATACCTCCTACAATCTTTTTGTAGAAGCCAGTACCTTTAGTAGCAAGACATAGCCCTAAAGTGCTCAACATTTGGTCGAACGTTACATTATTTATTCTATTTGGAACGTACCCCATATTCCCTGTTTAACATCCACAAGCACAAACTTCTGTACAGAATTCTTTGGCTTTGGTGTATTTATTAATTGCATCAGTTACATTGTTGTTAATTGCACTGTACTTAGCAGATTCTGCAAGTAAGTGAACTTTTTCTGCTCTATGCAGATCCTCATCACAACGATCACAATCACATGTGCAATTAATTGCATCATTTACTAGATTTGCTATACAACAATCTAGTTCACAGGTTCCTACTGAATATTTTTCAAGACTTACAGATGATCCGTTTAGAGAATCAATTGTAATAACTCCAGTAAAGGTTTCATTGGCTTGTACAGATGTAACTACCCATTGCCATGTTGTACCACTTGTATTAGTCAACGTACCAACAGTAGTTGAATTAAAAGTAGTAGTAGTAATCTCATTAGTAAAATTTGCAGGAGTAGGTTGTCCTTCAAATACTGCAGTTAATGTTTTGCAGTCAGCAGAGATTGTAACACTGGTAATGGAGGTAATAGCCATTGAAGTTAATTTGAATGTAAAGATAATAAAAAGTAGGGGATTTGACTCCCCTACTTTTAAAAATAGATTTCAGATTAAGAGAACAATTGCTCAGAATCAGTACCACCAGTGTAACCGAATACAAATGCTAATTCACTACCAGTAGAAGCTCCAGCATAAGATAATGCAGTAGATCCAGTACCAGCATAAATACGAACAGTATTTAATTCACCAGCTTTAGCAATACCAGTGCTAGAAGGCCAGCTGTGAGCATACTGAATCTCAATTACATCATATTTAAATGTAGGTTGAGCAAACTCAGGAAATGCAAATGGAAAGTACATACGGTTAAAGTTACCATAACGAGCACGTTGCTTCTTCTCGTCACCTAAAGCTATTAGATAGTTAGAAGCAGCAGCACCAGCAGCCATAGTAGCAACAACACTAGTAACAAAGTTGTTAGTAGATCCATCAGAATACTGAGCAATCAAATCAAAGTCAACTCCGTAGTGACGAGCAGTAAGAACTAATGTGCTAGTACCACTTGTAGCAAAGATTGCATTCAAAGTTGGGTTAGCAGCAATTGCAGCTCTAATGTAGTTACCAAAAGCAGTGGTATCAGCATAAGTTCCAGCAGGTACTTCAATGTTGAAGATCATACGACCTGCAGCAAAGTTACCAACTAATGGGAAAGTGTAACCACCACCAGACAAGTCATTACCAGCAGAAGTAGGAGCAGCAAAACTGTTATAATCGGTAGGTGCAGTACGAAGTGCAATACGAATCATCACAGCCTTAGAAGCAGTTGGAAGTCCAGACCAAGTGATTGTTTGAACTTGTACGTTAGGAACTACAGAAGTCCACTCACGGTAGTTGATACGTTTGATGTCTTTAGTGTCAATGATAGGAGTAGCAATACAGTTACCACTAGGCATTGTTTGAGTAATTTGAATTCTCTTTCTGCCCATCATATTAGTTGTTGCAGAGAAGTTAGTTCCAGCGTCTACGTCCCATACGTTAACGTTTGATGCAGTCACTGCAGCATTGTTACTGAAGGTAGTAGTAGCAAGCATGTCAACGTTGTTAGCGATGAATACTTGATTTAGATTTTGAGGTGCCATTTTTTAAAAGTTTTAGGCGTTTAACACATTAATTTAATTATTCACTCTCGAATGTCTCCATTGTTTGAGTTTGATACCTTGGGTCTTGAATACCTTCCAGTATACTTTTTACAGCCATCTCAACTATTTCATGGTGAGTGTGAACAGCTAATTCACATCCTACTCCATTAGTATATGAGATTTCTACAGGTTTCCGAATGTATTTTATTTTTACAGTCGGTACTACAAATTCTTGATCGGTGTAAACATCGATGTAATTTTCTTCTATTGTATATGTGGGCTCTTTGTACCAAGCTCTATTGAATGGATCGTCCATCATATACAAAATATCGTCATGTTGTCCAAATGAAGCTAAGCTTATCCTATAGCTTCCTGTTGGATACGTTCTAGTTGTCTTAGTAATTGTTTCAGTTACAGCATGCTGCACATAAATTGCACTAGACATATCACCTGGTAATATCCAAGTTGATTGTACTGAAACAGGATTTCCACTTCCCCAAATTGTACCATCCCAAGAAGTATTAGTTAAATAAACTTGGTTGCTATCTAAGTATGGGTTTTGTTGTGAAGTAGCTCCAGCTGTTCCTTCTGGGAAAGACATTGCAGGTCTTATACCAAAGTTATAGTTGTTGCTATCGTACAATTGATCTGTTGTAATGGTTTCTCCGACAGGAAGGTTCATTATTCCCTCCCAATCTCCCATTGAACTGCTCCATCTGTCAAAGGTGGTTAACACATACCCAGGTGCAGGAGGAGTTAAATCAATTCTAACACCACTTACAGTATTTGATACTGGGACTATTAAGCTATTAATGTTTACATTGCAAGTATAATAAACCTCAGCTCTTACTGATACTAAAAACAAATAGTCTAGTGGAAAGGTATACCGATCCACATAGACATTTGAATAATTTGAAGTATAGACAAGACCTTCACTTGTAGTAGCGCCTGAGTTTTCTACTAATAAGTTACGAAGGTCGTCTATTCTTTTCTGTGACTGCTCGAAACCTTTCCCCAAACGATTAGACGTAAAGTTGAATCTTTGCTTGATGAATCTCATCATAGCAAGGTTTAACTCATGGTCTATCTCCTGAGGTAACAAGTTATCAACCTGGAAGGATGCAATTTTTTGCACCCCTTGGTTGACAGCTATATGCATTTCGTTAACAGTCATTGACTAGTTAGTTTTAGTGTTGTACTTCTTTCAAACGAGCTCTCATAGTGTTTACTGCTCCAGAGTTCTTTTTGTTCTTGAAGTATATGATTGTATCCTTAATGTCCTCTCCTAAAGTTTCGTCTTCAAAGATAACTTGATTTCCGATTCTTCTAAGAACAGAGTGTTCAACCATTTCTTCAATTTCTGCACGTAGTTCTAGATCTGCATCTAAAGCATAACGTAAGAATTTCTCTGGACTAGCTTCTTTAAGCTCGTACAAATTGTTTTCGAGTTCAATTTCAGACAATCTTGAAGGATCTCCTGAAGTTAATACTCTTGTAATTGCTCTCATCTTGTCGAAGTTTCCAGTAAGCTTGATAAATTCCTTATCAGCATCCTTTTTAACTTGGACTCTAGCATGTTTCTTCAACAAGTCTTTAGCTGGATCGTAGATGTAGAACTTCTTTTCAGAGTTGCTTTTCATCTCTTCCTCATTTGCTGCCACTTGTCTATGCTTTTTACACCATTGGTAATGAATAAAATCCATTACATTCTCCGGCATTCCATTTTCATCTGTTGCAATGTTTAACTCAACTCCCTCGAAAGGAACTTTTAAGTTTAAACTTGCCCAGAAGTCTTTGGTCTTCTCTGGCCATTTCTCATGTCCAGGTGGTACATCAATTACTTTTGAGAGAATTTTGTTTTCTTCTTCTCCATCCAATCCTTTGAGTGGCTGACGGTTCACATAAATTGAACCGATTTTGATCTTTGCTCCTGCTCGGATCTCTTTTGGGAGGTGATTTAATACCTCCTGTCTTCTAATAATAACTGTTTTCATTTATTGTTCTTTTTTCTTTATCGTTAGGGTAAAGAATAACCTAACATGTTTTTATATTAAGATAAAAAGGAGCAGGCATTCACCTGCCCCTTTTTTAGTGCAAACCAAACACAAATTACGATGCAATACACTTAAGATCTAAGCTTGTATCGAAACGACGAAGTAAGATACCAGCAGTCTTAAGCATATGAACAGAAGCACCGTCTATATCACTAGCACGGCTATCGTTAGCAGTAAATCCTTTTGGAACTACTGAACCAGCAACACACCAACGAAGTAACTCACGACCTTTTTTATTGATCATTTGCAAGTTGTTTTCTCCGTCATAAGTTGATTGGTCAACGAATACCATACGGTAAGACTCAAGTGGAAGACCTGATACTGGGTGCTTTTGAGAAGCTTGAGCAACAGGACCGTGATCAAACAAGTGAGACTTAACTACATTCACTGAGTAACCATCAACGTGTTGGTAGCTAGTGAAGTAACCGGTGATTCCCAAGTTACGACCAGATCCAGTGATGAAGTATGGTTGAGTTGTTTGTAGGAAAGTGTTAGCACCATAGTAAGACTTAAGAGCTTTGTCAAACTCACGAGCTCCACCAATACCAGTGTAAAGGGTAACTTGCTTGTCTGTAGCATCAGTCATACCATAGAACAAATCTCCAATTGTTTCTTCAAGTTTAGTTTGAGTCAACGTAGAGTAAGTGTCTTTGTTGATGATTTGCTCAAGAAGACCAGGACCTGAAATAACTGGCTGACCATTCTCATCCAACATGGTAGAAGTACCAGATGCATCGTGAGTTTTTTGACCGTACCAGTAGTACATTTCACACTCTTCTTTGAACTTCAACATGTGACGGTACTCTTCGTAATCCATCCACAACTTAGTTTTGCTACCCTCTTTCAAAGGAAGTTCGAATTGTGCAACATAGTCTTTAGCATTTCCAGAGAAGTGGTAAGACTTACGGATAGTTCCAATCTTAGAACGAACTAAACCTGGAGCAGTCCAGTTAGAAGCATTTCCACGAGAGAAATCTACACCTACGTTAGCATACAATTGACCCCAAAGAGCACCAGCAGCTACGTCAGCAGCAGGAACGTTAGCAGTATCAGGAGATACGATTTTCAAAGTATACTTCCAACCACTTCCGTCTGCAACTGGCTCAGCCATGATACGTGCCAATACACCTGATTGAGAAACAAGAGTGTAAGGGAATACGAACCATTTGTCTGGGAAAGTTAAGTAGAAAGGAGCTCCACCTGCACCAGCAGCTGCACCCAATCCTACAACAACAGGACGAACATTAATTTCGTGTGTTTTAACACGGTACTCATACTCAAAACGATCGATAGATTTAGTGTTTCCAACACCTTCAGTTAAGAAAGACAATGGGAACTTCTTTTCTTCACGACCTGCTAAGTGAGTAATAATAGGAGATAACTCCTCTGGACGTTCCATAAGTGCATTAACCAATGAGTTAGTATCGGTCATCTGACTATCGTTATAGTACGTCTTTAAAACTTGCATTACTGACATGATTCTTAGTTTTTAAAGTTAATTTGCGTTATTTTTCAAACAGCCTCTTTACATCCAGTTGGTCTGGATCAAATGTTTTTATTTTTCCTTTCTCAGCCTTTCCGAAATTCTTTACTCTTTCTTGATTGCTTTGAATTTTTTGTCTTAAGTTTTGAGCACTTGCTGTCTTAACTTTAGTTGAGATGATATCAGTCAACTGAAGTTTCTTATACATCAAGTAATCTAATGCTAATTTAGCATCCATTTCTGCAGAAGCATAGTCCATATCTCTTTGGGTACGGCCCTGCTTATCCATAGGCTTAGAGATGTAGTCAAAGAACTTTGCCTTTTCACGGTCTGGAATTTTAATCCCAGCAAATTCTTTTCCTTGTTCAATTGTAGCTGCAACACTCTCCCAAAACTCTTCAGTTTGTTTTTCTTGTTGCTTTTGCATCTCTCTTTGACGAGCTACAATCTCTTCTCTTTCTTTAGCCTGCCCAGCTGCAAGATGTTTTTGAGCATTTAAAGCTCTGTCGTATAATTTGCCAGAGTCTTCGTAATCCTCAATCATATCTTTGATGAAATCATCATCGTGTCCTTTTTCTCTCAAGTATTCCGTTAGGAACCCTTTTTGAGTTCTAGCGTCATCTCTGTCAATTTGAATCTGACCGTAATCCAATGAAGGATTGTAAGTCTGAAAGAATTTGTCAGGGTCTCCACCAGCAAGAACATAATCAAGATGTTTCTGCACAGTTGGGAACTGCTCGAACAATGCTTGCAATTGATCCTCTGCAATCTCTTTAGCAACATCCTTAGTGAACTCAGCTAATCCTTCTTCAGTATCAGCATATTCTTTTTCTAATTCATAGCCTAAAGCTTTTGCAATTGAATCTGTGATAGATAGTTCACCATCATCTTCAATGTCATCTTCTTCATCATCATCAGAGTCATCAAAGACTCCTCTTTTAGAAGAACGTCTCGAAGCTGGTTCATCATCATCAGCATCATCTTCTTCATTATCATTATCGTCATCGATGTCGTCATCTTGATCTTCAAGATCGTCATCATTTTCAATGTTTTCAGCTTTATCCTCTTTTGGATCAGCTGCCTCAAGACCATCACCAATAAAGTCGTCGAAAGTGATGTCTGAGAAATCTAATTTGTCATTTGGTTTACTCATAGATACAAAGTTATTACTTGTTTTCAATCAAAAAGCATAAATTTTATTTTTATACTTTGCTTTATTATATCACACTCGTCGTTTTCTGCCTACACAAGTGTAACACTTAACTCCTCCTAATTTCTTTTCTTTTTTCTTTTTAGGGATATCTACTCCTGACATATTAGTTGCACCTACGACTCTAGGCTGACCTTCCTCGTCGGCTACATTTTTCTTAGTCATTATATCCCCTTTCCTTGGAGCCCATGTTAGTTGGTTTCCAATTTCTCCAACAGAAATAATTGGCTGTTTTGAATATTTTTCAGAAGGTAGTAAAATTGATGGATCGTAATCTGCCAATGTTTTAGTAGAATCTGACATAGCACTTTGATTAAAATACCCTATAACTGCAGGGTCTAATCCATATTTAGAGACAGCTTTTTCTGCCCATTCTTTACCTTCTTCACTAAGTTTTCCAGTATAATTTGGATTCTTAATTAAATTACCCTTTGGGCCTAGAATATACTCTTCTTCAAGTAATCCTTTGGCACCAATTTTTACAGCCCTCATTGGAAGGTCTCCTACTCCTTCACTTCTATTAAAAAATAAATCATTTTCACCCATATTTGTAGGATAACTTAATGTTTGCCTACGTTCATCTATAGTACCTTCCGTACGGTTTTCTTTAGTTGGTTGTCTTTTCCACATTGTTTCTCTAAGATCTATTTGAGCTCTTGGATCATTTGTGGGGAGAAGTTTACCTGTTCTAGGATCTGTTATCTGTGCTAATTTATTTGCATTGTAAGCAGCATAAGCATCTTTAATTGGATCTTCTTCAGTAAAGCCACCAGTAGCAAATTTAAAACGAGTTTTTCTCATTCTTTCTATAAAGCTTGGTTTGTAAGTACCGTGAGCTTTCTCATAAGTATCTACTTGATTTTGAAGCTCATCAGTATAGTTACCATACTCTTTTTTAGCTTCTCTTTCTGCTTGACTCCATTCTTCAAGTTGATCAGGCAAATTAAAAATATCATAAGCTCTTTTAAGAAACCTTGGAGCCTTTATTATTTGCTGGAATCCTTGTTTAATTAAAAACTCTCCCGTTTCTTTATTGGCTCTATCCTCTTTAGCTACTAATCTTTTATCATCTGGATACTTTCTATACATTTCTTTTAGAGCTTCCTCACCTTGTCTTCCATTTTTTAAAAATTCAAAGATTCCAGGATTGTCTTTATTTCTTAACTGACCACTTTCTAGTTGCTGTCTAAGTTCAAGTTTATTTTTAGCTTCTTGATAAGCTAACTCATCTTGAAAACCAGGTTCTAGCATTTTAGGGACTGGTGCATTTCTTGTAGCTTTTATTTCAAGAGTTGGAAGAGTGTAAGATGGAGGATCTGTTGTAAATCCACCACTAGCAAATATAGCTCTGCCCTGATTGGGCCCTGATTGCCCTGATACCATTCCCATTGGAGAGTCTTGTGACTGAACTCCGATTGGAGCAGGAGGCTGAGGAGGAGTAAAGTTAGGGGCCGGAGTTGGGGAGCTTGGAACAACAGGCATTTGTGGTTGCATCTGTTGTTGAGGTTGTTGCATTTGTTGCTGAGGTTGCTCTAGCCCAGACTGTTGTGCAGCAATGTTTGACATTTGCTGTGCCTGTTGCATTTGTTGTTGCTGTTGAAACTCAGCAATTAAATCTCTGCCTTGATCATAGTTAGCAAAGACATCTAAGATACTGCCAGGATATCCTACAGCTCTTGCTTTATACAGTAGCTCTTTCCTAGTAGCGTTATCCATAAGATTTATGACAAGAATTTAAGCTTATACTTAGCTGAATTTAAAGTAGACTTAATGGCATCTAAATCATTTACAATTTCTGTGTAAGGCACAGCATCTTGTAATTTAGAAATTTTAGAATGAAGTTCTTCAATGTAACTAATTGCCTCTTTAACACTTGACATTGCAGGGGCACAAACATTTGCTGGCATATCTGCAGGATACTTTGGAATTTCTCCAGTTGCACCTTGATAGCCTTCTGCAATATTATCTGCAAGTCCTGGTAATGCATCATACAATTCGTTAAGGGCTTTATGAGCAGCATAGCTTCCAGGTCCTGTGATTGTTAAGTGTAGAATGTGAAACTTAAGTGTTGCATCTAATAATTCTACTACTAGCCCAGGTATGGTTGTTTTCCCTTTAGCTGAGGCCATTTTATCCATGTACTTCATTATTCTGAAATTTGTGAGTTAGCTTTAATTTCTAAGTCTCTTTCTTTTAAAGCTAATTCTTGTTGTTTTAATTGGAAATCTTGCATCATTTTTTCAAGACTTGCACTAGAATCTTTGTCTTTAGACTCAGCTGCAATTAATGCTACTTCAATTTGAAGTTGACGATCTTTTTCTTTATCAAGAGAAGCTTGCTGAGCAATTTGCTGTTGCATCTGAAGCTTAGCTTGTTCTTGTTGTTGTAATGCTTGCTCTTGAGCTTGTTTTAATTGTTCTGCAGTTTTTTCAGCTTGAACAATTTTATCTTTAATTTGACTTAAGCTATCTGACTCGTAAATAGCAATTGCTGCAGAAAGTGGAAGACCATTTTGAACTGCTGCTTGAGCCAGCCCTTCAATCTTCTGTTTTTTATCTACATCTTTACCTGCATCAGATACAAAGATCCCATACTCACTTTCCATGTGTGTGATTGGGTCAATGTCTAGTTCATCAAATGAACCATCAGGCATTACGTACGTTGCTTTTTTACCGTTAAGCCAAGCTTCTTTCGAATAGTCAAGTAAACCCTGTAATTCTCTCTGCTCAAAGTTAGAAAACTTCCTGAAGATGTCTTCAGTAATGTGAGAAGATTGAACAATGGATTGCTGGGATGTGGCCTTTCCTTCATAAGTTCCCATTTGCCCTTGTCTCTGTCTTGTTACCCCGGAAAGCTTTTCCCATTCTAACATGATAGACTCAAGGAGAGTTAAGTATTGTGATATGGTCTTAATTGACATATCTAACACTGACTGGTGTTGAGGAGACAATTGAATTCCTTCCTTGTTATAGTCAACCCAAGCAATACCTGTACCTTCTACATAGTGCATAAACTTATCCATGTCCCAGTTTTTAGGGATCATGTTAATATCAAACTGAGCTACGATGTCTTTACTTCTAGCAATTGCTAATTCAAGACGGTACTTATAGATGTTATAATTAAGCTGATATGGAATACCAAGACTGATTAACGACACGTTCTGTGAGTTGATGTCTGAGTATTTTCTTCCATTAATTGGAAGTTTGCAAATTGATGGGTTGTCTAAACTGTTTCTTTGGTTAACGTAAGGTCTCATTTTAATGTAGTAAAGACCATCGATACGTGTACCCTCCCAAACTTCGTTAACCCATTCCCATTCCATTTTGGCTCCAAGATCTTTTAACTCTTTTGGCATTTTGTAATCTTCATCAACATCAAATGTTTCTTGATTACCAGTGTTAGGGTCATTGTAAACAACAAACCCAACTCTCTTTCTTGATTTCCAATATACCGTTACAACTTCTACAAGTCGGTTACGGTAAATGTTATCATCAGCTCCAGCTGCTTCTGCACGGTAAAGTAAGTAAGCTTGTGCTGCTGTATGTGTTGGAGTTTCTAATTGAAGAATTTGATCATCAGTTAAAAAGTCTCCGAGATTATCTATGATTGTAGAAGCATGTGCATACTTTCTAAGAATAGCCCAGTCACCATCTTCTACGAAGTCAATGTCTGGATCTTTATCAAAGTCGACATCTAATGGATTGATAACTTCGTAGAAAGGTTCGTTACGACGTACCCCTTTGTGTGAGTAGCATTCCCCAGTTACTAAGAAGTGGAAGAATTGCTTTTGTAATTTGTCGTAAAACTCTGTGAAGTACATAATGTAGTTTAGAGCAGCTTGCCCTCTGATTGCTCTAGAGTCCACATAACTTCTATTAAATTCTTCTTGTATCTGCTTTGGAAGTGGCGGCTCTTCAGCTTCCATTCCTTCAGGTAATTGCCCTTGCTTAGCTAACTCACTTAAGAACTTTGCTTTAATGTTTGTAAGCATTAATTGTTTAAGTGTCTCTTCTTTGATGCTAATCGAATCAGAGTTTTGCACTGTAACAGTGAACTCTAATGGACGTTTAGATTTTTCTCCTAATAGAAGATCGATAACTGGCTTGATGATAGGATAGTTACGTAGCTTTGACGGGAAATTCTTTCTAGTCTTTCCGTAAGGTTTAAGTACGTAGTTGTAATCCTCTTCGTCAATTACACCATTGTAATAATCATAAAGAGATTTAAGATATGTACGACGTTCACTAATACCAAACTTAGAAAGATTGATAAATGCATCTACACATGATTTCTGCCAAGCCTCATTTTTTTGAGACAATGGAATTCGTTGTTTTGGGATATGGGCTTGTCCGTACATTAATACAAAATTAGTGTCGTTTTACTTACGGGTATAAAGATAATGATTTTTAGTTGATTATTTATTATATCTCACTTAAGTATTAACCGTAGTTTTTGTCAAACCAGTCATTTTTTGAGTTGTCATGGTCATCAAACTTAAGTTCCTTATTGTATAACTCTCGTGTGTGATACATCCCAATCATGAATGCCATGGCACGGTCAAAGTTGCCCTGCCTATTAAATTTGATTAATTCTAGTAAAAGTGCTGGGTCATAAATTTTGTGCATATTTAGAGTTACGTCCCCATCTTCGTTTACCCCTCTACCACTAACTAACCAGTCACGAATGTACAATTCACCTTGAGCTTTACGTTGTTCGGTCATGTGCATACCGTACTGTCGTTTTACCGTCTTACTTCTAAGATCTCTTTTATCCAGCATTTCGAACTCTTCCTGTAGCATATGCATTTTTCTAAATCGTTTTGCATAGGCAATAACTTCTCCTCGGTCATTCTCAAATCCAATCTTTGCATTGTAGTATTCAGCCAGCATAAATAGATTTCTATTGTAGTCATCTTGGGTCTGAGGCCTTCCGACATACGAAGCCACAATGATATCATCAGGCTTAGAAATGTTATTCGGTACTTTGATAACATATGCTGCACCGAGAGATGTAGCTGATGCTGACTTTCCTTGTGCATATGGGTCATGGCAAATTATGTATAAGTTCTTTGGGGTAATATCTTCTACTTCTGTTTTAAATGGAGGTTCGTAGAT